ACCATCCTGGCATCCCGCAAGGACGCGCTGCTTGCCCTGGTCGCGCCTGAGATACGCGCTGCGGTTGCGGCGACCCTGGCTCTGGAGTCCGAGCCGCTGACCATCCTGCTGGAAGAAAATGCGTCGCGCGAGCTCACCTGGCGCCAACGCGTGAACGACGCCTGCAAGGCTGTACTGGTGACCACTGCGGTAAAGGCCGACCTGGACAACCTGGCCGCGCACAACAACGTCAGCCGGCTGCTGGTGACCCCTGGCGACGACACGGCCTATCCACCGGTGCCGGCGGTCTACGAACTCGACGACTCGCTGCGCCAGCGCATCCCGGAAGCCTTCGAGGGAATGTCGGTGGCCGGCCCGCGCGGCGCGTACCTGTACCACGCGCGATCGGCCGATGGTGCGATCGCCGACATCAGCGCCATCTCGCCCACTCCGTGTCAGGTGAAGGTTTCCGTTCTGTCGCGCGACGGCGACGGCACGGCGTCACCCGAGCTGCTGGCGAAGGTAGAGGCGGCACTCGACATCGAGACCATCGTCCCCCTGTGCGACGAGGTAATCGTTCAGTCATCGCAGATCGTGCTCTTCGAGGTCAACGCGCAGCTTTTCCTGAAGAGTTCGGGCCCGGGCAATGCCGAGGCTGTCGCCGCCGCGATCGCGCGCGTGCAGGCCTTCGTCGGCCGCGCTCAGCGCCAGGGCGCATCCGTATGGAAAACCGCCCTCACCTCGCTGCTGCACGTCGAAGGCGTCGAGCATGTCCTGATGACGGATCCGCCCGAGGACATCCTGCTCACCGCCGAGCAGGCCGCGACCTGCACCGCCATCAACGTGACTGCCGCGCTGGATCCGACCGATGCCTAGCCGTCACATGCTCCCCGACAATGCCACGCCGTTAGAGCGCGGCACCGCCCTGGCCGCCGCCGACATCGAGCGCGTCGAGATCCCGCTACGCGCCCTCTGGGATCCCTACGCCTGCCCCGAGCCGTTCCTCGTTCACCTCGCTTCGGCTTGGTCGGTCGATCGTTGGGTCGATAGCTGGCCGGTCGACGTAAAGCGCCGTGTCATCGCCGAATCCTTCGGGCTGCACCAGCGCAAAGGCACCCGGGCGTCCATTCGTCGCGCCGTCGAGCCCTTGGGCTTCGTGGTGGAGTTCGTCGAGTGGTATCGCATGACGCCGCGCGGCGTGCCAGGCACCTTCCGGCTGTCCGTGGGCGTGCTGGACACCGGGATCACCGAAGAGCTGTACGGCGAGCTGGAACGCCTGATCGATGACGCCAAGCCGCTTAGCCGGCACCTGATCGGCTTGGCAATCACGATGCAGACCAGCGCCGCCGTGAATTACGCCGTCGCGGCGTATGACGGCGACACCATGACCGTTTACCCCTACATCCCCGAAGAGCTGGTCGCCACGGCTACCGCGTCGCCCGCCCTCGGCCAACACATCATCGACACCGTGACGGTATACCCATGACCCAACGATTCTTCGGCCTGCTGACCCAAGTCGGCGAAAACAAACAAGCCGCTGCCCAGGCGCTGAACCGCCTGGTGCAGATCACGCACATGGCGGTAGGCGATGCCAACGGCACCTCGCCGGTGCCCGACCGGCTGCAAACTGCCCTCATCCACGAGACGCGCCGCGCGCCGCTGAACACGCTCAAGCAAGACCCTGCAAACCCGAATTACCTCATCGCCGAGCAGGTTATCCCTGAAGATGCCGGCGGCTGGTACATCCGCGAGATCGGCCTCTACGACGCGGACGGCGACCTGGTAGCGGTGGCGAACTGTCCGGAAACGTACAAGCCGCTGCTGGCCGAAGGCTCTGGCCGCGCCCAGGTTGTGCGGCTGATCCTGATGGTCGCCAGCACCACCGCGTTTCAGCTCAAGATCGATCCCTCGGTCGTGCTCGCCACGCGCCAGTATGTCGACGATGGCCTCGCGCAGAAGCTGGACAAGACCGGAACCGCCGTCGCCGCCAATAGGCTCGCCTCGGGCCGGAAAATCGGTTTGAGCGGTGGCGCTACGGGCGCGGGCGTACTGTTCGATGGCACGGCCGACATTACCGTCGTTGTGTCGGACCTCGACATGAGCAAGGCGACCGCCGGCACCCTGGCCGTCGCCCGGGGCGGCACCGGCCTGGCCACGGTCGCCGCCGGGTCATACCTGCGCGGGGCCGGCACGGCTGCGATGGAGGCTCGCACCCCGGCCCAGGTATATGGCGACCTCGGTATCGCTTCGGCGATCTCTACGGCCATCGCGGCTTTGGTCGCCTCGTCCCCCGCCACGCTGGACACGCTGAACGAGATCGCCCAGGCGCTAGGCAACGATCCGAACTTCGCCACGACGATCACGAATCTGCTGGCCCTGAAAGCGCCGCTTGACTCCCCCAACCTAACCGGCACGCCGAAAGCACCCACCGCCGCCAAGAACGACAAGACCCTGCTGCTGGTCAACACCACGCACCTGCAAAACGCCCTTGCCGATTTCCCCCGTGCCTATTCGATCCTCGCGCTGCCGGGTAGCGACATAGGGCCGATCACGGTTATCGAGGCCTGCGAGGTCTGGACCTGGGTTCACACGGCCTATTTTGAGGGTTATCGGTCCCCACTCTGCGGCCGGCCGCTGGACGGTCATACCTTGGCACCGCTGGCGAGCGAAGTCGACGCCGTTGGCGGATTGCTGAGCAAGACCGCATACGCACGCCTGTGGGGTTATGCGCAGGAGAATGGCCTGACCGTAACCCCGGCTGTCTGGGCGTCCAACGTGGGCGCGCATTTCTTTGCCGATGTCGACGCCAACAACTTCCGCGTGCCGGATCTGCGCAATATGTTCCGCCGTTTCACAGGGACTGACGCTGACACTGCAAATGCAAGAGCGCTGGGAAGTCGCCAGGACGACGCCTTCCAGGCCCACCGAACTGGAAACATCCAGATCTCGTCGGGCGGCACGACGCCGATCAACAAGCTTGCATCCACAATCGTCAACGAAGGCGGCCCCACGCTGAGCAATCCCTATGTAGGCAATTACGCCCAGCTTCTCAGCGACGGAACTCACGGGACGTTGCGTATGGGCTTTGAAACCCGATCGATCAACCTTGCTTTTGCACCAAGGATCCATGCTTGATTCAGGCGTGAATGCGCGGAAAGTAGGCCGTGTTTAGCGGCCGGGTTTCGCTTCCACCGGCGTTAGTCGTCGAGAACCCCAAGGAGCCCGCGCCATCGAGCACGGCCTGGTTGCCCGAGATCGGGGCCTTGTTCGAATAGTTGAAGGCGTGGGCGTGTGCCTGTATCTGCTGCGCCTGCTTGCTGCCCAGCGCTCTTGCATTTGCAGTGAAAGGGCCGTCAGGCATGGATGCGGGGCGGGTACGCCGTATTCAAAGGGCGAGTTTCGGTCCCGCCGGAAATCTGCGTGCTGCCGCCCGTCTCGGTGACGCCGCTACGGCCGACGTCATTGGCGTTCGGCGTGGCGCTGGTCTGAAGATTGTTGGGGCCGGCGGTCAGCCCGTGGGAGTGGCTGCGGAACGCATCGATCTGGCGGCTTCCTAGCAGTCTTGCATTTGCAGTGAAAAGGTAGATCAAGCGTGAATCCTAGGACGAAATGCCGTGTTGAAGGGACGGGTCTCGGACGACGCCCTCGCAACCCGGCTGGCGTCGAAGTTGAAGCCGTCGTATCCCGCCACCGTAGTGCCGCTCCAGTACTGCGCCGGCTGCGGCAAAAGCTGAAATGCGCCCGTAGCGGCCTCGATTTGCGTCCCGCTGCCTGGGATCGATCCATAGATATTCTGGAGCGCGTCCAATTGGCGACTGCCCAGGGCCCTCGCATTTGCAGTGCAAATTTCTTTAACGCAGTACCCGCAAGGATCTGAAATGCAGAAAGTCGTGTACCAAACCAACCACTACGGCCTCTTCCTCTACGAGACCGTCGCCAATGAACTCGCATTGGAGCCCGGCAGCTTCAACATTCCGTATGGCGCGCACGAATCAGCGCCACCGCCCACCGAAGCGGGGACAGTGGCGCGCTGGGACGACGACGCCTGGACGGTGGTCGAGGATCACCGCGGCGATTCGTTGTTTGTGAAGTCCAGCGGAACGCCTTACGAGCTCGGCAGCGAGGCCACGGTCAACGGCGAGGCCGTGAGCTATCCCGGCTGGGGGCCCGTGCCTGGCTGGCTGACCTCGGGCGACGCCTAAGCGGCAAGCGAAAGCAGGCGGTTCTCGCGTAGCTGCAGGATCTGCCTGCGCCCTAACGGGCTTTTCGCGAGCTTTTGGGCCAGCTCGCGGCCAAGGGGATGGTAATAGCGCAGCAGCATGCGCGTGTCGACGTTGCCATTCACCTTCGCCAGCTCGTGGATCTGAAACACCGTTGCGAGCCTAGAGGTTCCTTCATGCCGGGCGTCGTGAAATCTTAGGTCGCGGAAGTACGCCGCATTCGCCCGCCGGCCGTGTTGCCGGCACATCTCTTCATACTGCATACGCGCTCGGCGTCGAGCACGGATAAAAGCCCGCGTCACTGATCCCGGCTGGATGCTGAAGATCCGGCCGCGCATCGGCCTCCCGATCACCCACTGCCTCAACGCCTCGCGCGCCATAGGCGTCAGCGGTACATCCCTGGCCCGGCCGTTCTTCGCGTGTGGAATGTGCACGACACCGTGCTGCAGGTCGAGGTGCTCCCTGCGGATACCAACGATCTCCGAGCGCCGCATACCCGTTTCAACGGCCACCGTGAGAATCGTTGGCAGTTCCGCCGATTCAGTCGCACGGATGATCCAAGACACCTCTTCGCGTGGGCACTCATCCTCGGACACGCCGCGCAGGCGTATGCGGTCCAGAAATCGACGATCGCGCGCATCGTCGACGGTGGGCCGGCGCACCAGCTGGACAGGGTTAGCGAGGCTGTCGAAGCCCCAATCTTTGCGGATCACGGTGTAGACGTGGGAAAGGAGCGCCAGGCGGCGCACGACCGTCGAGGCAGCGTGCGACTGCTGCCACGCATCACGGATTTCGATCAGATCGGTATTGCGGATCCGGTCGACCGGCCTGGACGCGAGCCGCGAGCGCAGCCAGGCCTTGGCAATCGACGCTTCCTGCACATGCCCTTTCTTGGAGGCCGACACCTCTTCGAGGTAGCGCGCGATCGCCTGCGCCAGCGTAGGCGTATTTTCGCGCTTTCGACGCGCTCTGATTCCCGCAATGTTCATGGCTCAAATGGCCCGAGTATCCGATATGGCGGTGCCCCGCAAAGGCGGGAGCAGCAGCGGCAACCGACGAGTGATCGATGCGTTACCCAAGCGAAGCGATGCTATGCAGGCGCGTTTGTCGTTGTGCGGGATACGGTCGTCGAAGGTCGCGGTTGCTTCGCCAGCGCGGCAAACTGTTACCGGTCGTTATGGTCGCAAGGCCTCGGCGACGCTGGCGCGCAATGCGCCAAAACGGAACCGCCCAGCACGAAGGCTGGGCGGCGGACACTTTAGGACGCGGCGACATGATAGGTGCTGTCACACCCACCATGCCCCGTACCAGCAGAGGAAAGCTGCCAGCATGGCCAGGGCCGCGCCACCTGTCGACAGGCGGGGTCAGGCTAACATTCCCCCACAGAATCACCAAATGGCTACCCCTATCATTCCTTGGATCGGCGGCAAGCGCCGTCTCGCCGATCGTCTTCTCCCCTACTTTCCTCCGCACGAGTGCTACGTCGAGCCGTTTGCAGGCGGCGCGGCCATGTACTTCATGCGCCCCGTGCCCGCCGAGGTCGAGGTCATCAATGACGTCAATCACGAGCTCGTGAACCTTTACCGTGTCGTGAAGAACCACCTCGAAGAGCTGGTGCGCCAGTTCAAGTGGGCGCTGTCGAGCCGCGAGATATTCAAATGGCATCAGATCACGCCCACTGAAACGCTGACCGACATCCAGCGCGCGGCGCGCTTCTT